TGCTTTAAGATATTTAATTATGTCTAGACCTAGAACTATTAGTGCATATGAACATATGAGACAAATTAAAAAGTGGATACCTTCAGACCCTACATTTGGATATTAATGCCTAAGTATACTTTTAGAAATATACATACAGATGAACATTATGATATGATGATGTCTTATGAAGAGTTACAAGAATATATTAAACAAGAACATATTGAACAAATATTTAAAATAAACTTATACAGATATTCAGATAACAATGGGATTAAAGACCAAGAGACTGCTTGGTTAAAAGACCCAGAAGTAAAAGGCAATGGT